TCCCAGATGGGAATACTTTTCACATTCCATCAATCGGTCAAGCACAGGTAGACAACTACGCAGAAGATACTTCCGTAGAATACCGTCCACTTGACACAGGTGAGTTCACTTTCACAGTCGATAAGTATCTGTCATCAGCTACTTACATGACTAAGAAAGCTGAGCAGGATACCTTCTACGCAAGTGAACTGATGAGCCGTTTTGTTCCTGAACAAGATCGTGCAATCATGGCTCACTTCGAAACAACCACTATGGCTGCTCCCGAAGCAGGTTTAGCTGACAATGATCAGTCTTTGGTTGACGGAGGAATCCACCGTTTCTCAGGCGGTAATGCAGGTAAAATCGAAGTCGAAGACTTTGCTTATGCTCGCATGAAGCTGAAGATGGCTAATGTACCTGATCAAGCAATGGTTGCTATTGTAGACCCATCAGTTGAGTTTACAATCAACACTTTGAGTGATCTTGCTGCTGTTACCAACAACCCTAAGTTTGAAGGTATCGTAAGCTCAGGTATTGCTACTGGTATGCGTTTCGTAGCTAACGTCTATGGTTTCGATGTATATACATCAAACTACTTGGCTGATGCAACAGACACTGCTCTGAAGGAACGTGACGATACAACCACCAATGACTTCAGCACAACAAACGGTAAAGTGAACTTGTTCTTCTCAGCTAATCCTACTGTGAATCCATTCGTGGGTGCATGGCGTCAACAGCCTGAGGTAGACTACGAGTATAACAAAGACTTCCAACGTCACGAGTTTGTAACTACTGCTCGTTATGGTGTTAAGTTGTACCGTCCTGAAAACATGGTTCGTGTTGTCACGACACCTACAGTATAAGGAGATACTAAATGTCTTACACTAACGCAGATGGCCTTTACATCCTCACTGATGGGGATCAAGGCGTAGCCAACCTAACTGGTGGTAACAACAACGGTGTTAAATTCTTGATGATTGACATCGATGATGCGACTACTATTGCTGCTACTGCTGCTGCTCCTGCTGCGAATGATGCATTCATTCCTTCAGGATCATACATCACTCGTGCAAGCTTGATTGTTTCGGATGCTTTTGCTGGTGCAACTGCTGCCCTTAACATCGGTCTGCAGACTGCTGCTGGTGCAGCTATTGCTGCTCAAGGTATCGATGCTGCTATCGCAGTAACTGCAATCGATGCTGATGGTGATGTTGTAGCTTGTGACGGTGCCTATGTAAACGGTGTTGTAACCGTAGGTGCTGCAGATGCTTATGTATCACTTGACTATGACACAGCTGCATTTACTGCAGGTGCTGCCAAATTGGTCATTGAGTACATCGAAGTATAAACTAATTGGTTGGGGGCTTCGGCCCCCTTCCTTCCACCTTAGGAGATTGCAATGGCAAACGTAAATCATAGTTCACTAACAGACCCTTACTTGCATGAACCTAAGGGTGTAGCATCTGCTGCCTCAGGGGAGGTATATGTTGCTAACGGTGCAGGATCAGGAGCTTGGACAGCTAAAGAAACTCTTATTGAATTATCTCTTGAGGGCTATTTAGAAAATGTTTCTGCTGTAGAAAAAGTCTATGTCCCTATTCCTTTTGCTGGTACTGTTGTTAAAATTCTAACAGTTTTAGAAGCTGTAATATCTTCGTCTAATTCAACTGTTACAGTTAAGAATGCTGCAGGTTCATCTATGGGAACTTTGACAATAACTGCCTCAGGATCTGCTGCAGGTGATGTAGATATTTTAGTTCCTGTCTCAAACAATACAGTTACAGCCGATAGTTTCATTACTATTGAAAGTGATGGAGCATCCACTAACACAGCTAAACTACGTTTTGTAGTAGTATTGGATAGAACATAATGAGAAACACACTCCTTGAAATGGTTCAGTCTATTCTGAGTGACATGGACTCAGAGAATGTGAACTCCATTAGTGATTCAGTAGAAGCTCAACAAGTAGCCTCTGTCATTGAGGATACATTTTTTAATATTATTGCTGCTCGTGAAATACCTGAGCATAAGCAACTCCTAAAGCTGACAGCATTAGCTGACAGTACGAGACCTACTCATTTCCAATACCCAACAGATACTAAACAGTTAGAACGTGTATTCTATGACATAAGCACGACAGGAACTAACTACCGTGAGATTTACTTTGTAGAGCCTCTTGACTTCCTTAATAAAGTCAACGAGGATGGAAGTAATGTTACCTCTGTCTTAGATAAGAATGGTGGCACTAAGATCTTCATTAGAACTGATCGTGCTCCTAGTTACTACACAAGTTTCGATGACAACTATATTGTCTTTGATAGCTACGACTCATCAGTTGAGTCAACCTTACAGGAATCTAAAACTCGTGCATATGGAACTGTGTACCCTAGTTTTACTCAAGCAGATACCTTTCAGCCTGACCTAGATGACACAATGCTTCCTTACCTTTTAGCTGAAAGTAAGTCAGTATGTTTCTCTTTGTTCAAAGGCGGCAGTGATCCTAAGATCGAACAAGCCTCTCGTCGGTTGAAGTCATACGTACAGAATGACCAATTCAAAACTAAGAAAGCTAACACGAGAACCCACTACGGCAGAAACTAATGGTAGAATTTATAGAAAACACAGCAAAACAAACCTGTGTATGTAAAACTGACAAGCTTGCTACAGATATACACATAAGAAAATCTAATGATGGTTTTATTTTCTTTGAGTTCCACTTTGAAAAAGGCTTAGTTCCTAAGGAATTATCAGGTAAATACTCAAGTATCCCTAAAGCAAAACAGGCGATAACCCAGTATCTTAAAAATAAAAAACCTAGCAAAACTTTACGTAGAAGAGAATTTGCTGAGGATTTTGATAGACGCAAGAGAGAACGAGATGCCGCAAAGCTTAACTCAGAAGACAGTAAATAACTTTGTCAGAGGTCTCATAACTGAGGCGGCTGAACTTACATTCCCTGATGGAGCATCTGTAGATGAGTTAAACTGTGAATTAAATCGTGATGGTTCTAGGCGTAGACGTTTAGCTGTTGAACTTGAATCATCAAATGTTTTGTCATCCTTTACGATTACTGATGATGACTTAGTTCACACAGGTGAATGGTTAAACGTAGAGGGTGTAGCTGGTCAAAAGTTTCTTGTAGTTCAAGTAGGTAATACTCTTCATTTCTATAATAAATCTGAGGCACCTTACTCAGGCCAAGCTGTAGGTACTAGCATAGATCTTTCAGTTTACGAGTTCGCAGGATCTATAGGTGCTAATAATGCTAAGTGTCAATTCGCAAGTATTGATGGTGCTCTGATTGTAGCATCTGAAGCTATTGATACAATCTATATTACATGGGATGGTTCAGTATTTACCATAAGTACTATTGACTTTAAGACCCGTGACTTTGAATGGCAGGGTGACACAACAACTTATGATGAAGGAATAGCTAGTCCTTCTACTGAAAGAGAGTACGACACAGCTAATGCTGGCTGGGTAGGTGACAAAGGAAGTGCAGCCCTTACGGACTACGAAACAGCTAACTCAAAGTATCCAGCTTTAACACACCCTTGGTATGCAGGTAAAGATTCCAGTGGAGACTTCGATGCAGCTGAGTGGGATAAAGTTTTTGCTGGTACAAGTCTAACAGGCAATGGTCACTTCGTATTAGACTTCTTTGCTAAAGACAGAGCAACTGCTTCAGGTATTGCAGGGATTGCAACTGAGTTCGAACAGAGTAGATTTAAATCTGTCACAGCTTTCTCAGGTCGTATATTTTATGCTGGCTTAGACAGTGAGAAGAACTCAGGCACTATTCTCTTCTCTCGTCTGATTGAAGATAAGAATGAGCTAGGCGAATGTCACCAAAGGAATGACCCTACAGCTGAATATTTGTCAGACCTTTTAGATACCGATGGTGGTGTCATAAGAATCCCTGAGGCTGTAGGCATTAAACTTCTTTACACCTACCAGACAAGTCTCTTTATATTTGCTGAGAATGGCGTATGGCAGATCAATGGTGTAGACGGAGTATTTAGAGCAACTGAATTTTCTATTTCTCGTGTGTCCGATACAGGTATTGAGAACCCTCAGTCTTTCGTAGCAGCTGAGGGTGTTCCTTTTTGGTGGTCAC